GCAATGCGGGCCTATAACCGTATGCCCTACGGCAATGAGACGGACGGTTGGTCTACCATTGTTGCGTCAGACGTTCAGGATTCTGTGGAATGGACGCTTCCTTACCTACTAAAAACATTTTCAGCCACCGATAAGGCGGTATCGTTTGAGCCGACACGCGAGAGTGACGTTAAAGGCGCGGAGCAAGCGACAGACACCTGCAATTACATCTTCTTCAAGCAGAACAATGGCTTCCTGGTGCTGTATACCGCCTTCAAGGACGCCTTGACCATCCGCAACAGTGCGACCATGTGGCGGCGCGAGACGGTCGAAACAGTTAGCTCCGTGCCATTCAAGGGCGCATCNGAGGAAATGTTGGCGATGATGATGCAGGAGGACGGCAGCGAGATTCAGGAGGCAAAGCCCGCACCATTGCTAGACCAGCAAGGGCAACCTGTGACAGATCCGCACACCTTGCAGCCTGTCATGGGTTACGACGGCAGGCTAAAAAAGACAGAAAAGAAGCAACTAATCAAGGTCGAATCGTTCTCCCCCGAGGATTTGCTGATTGATCGCGAGTGGACATCGCCCCTATTGGCTGACTGCCCTTACGTTTGCCGCCTGATGCGCGTCACGCTGTCTGAGTTGAAACTGATGGGCTTTGATGCCGAGCCGGAAGACTTGCGGGGCAGTGATGGCGGCGAAACCGAGCGACTGAGCGAGATCAACAAGTTGGAGTCTTCGCTGCTGGACGAACAAAGCAACGATGACAGCATGGCGCAGGGTTGGTTGCGCATTGAGTTCATTCTGGCTGACTTGGATGGTGATGGCATTGCCGAGCGTGTCTGTGTGCATCGCTTGCAGGATAAGATTCTCAAGACTGAGACTGTTTCGCATGTGCCGATTGCCACGTTCAGCCCCATCCTGAACACACACCGCTGGGATGGTATGTCGTTAGACGACACGGTGGGCGACCTGCAAAAGCTCAACACCGATCTGTTACGGCAGACGCTGGATAACCTCAAGCTGACCAACAATCCAAGAACCAAAGTGCTGACAGACAGCAACTGGACGCCGTTGGCGAACCTCGATGACCTGCTTGATTCGCGCATTGGCGGAATTATCCGTATGCGCGACCCNAACGCGGTTGTTGAGCAAGTCACACCCTTTGCGGCTGCTGCATCCATGCCTATGCTGGAATATGTGCAGCAAATGNGNGAGAACCGCACTGGCGTATCACGTACCTCGCAGGGCTTGAACCCTGACAGCNTGAACAACACNGCCACAGGCNGNCAGATTGACCAGACCGCCTCGCAGCAGCGGGTGGAACTGATTGCACGCATTGCGGCNGAAACACTGCTGAAGCCGATATTCCAAGGCATCTTGAAGCTACTCACTGACGGCGGCATGGAAAAGCTCGCCTTCAGATTGCGTGACGAGTTTGTGGAGTACGACCCGAACGAGTAGGCGCGACAGCTACGACATGACGATCAATGTCGGCTTGGGTACGGGTGACAAGCAGCAGCAAGGCCAATCGCTGATGCAAATCTGGCAGATGCAGCAAGCCGCTTTGCCGATGGGTATGGCAACACCGCAACACCTGTACCACACCGCAGCGAAAACGATTGAGAATGCTGGCTTCAAGGATGTGCAGAACTTCTTGCAAGACCCGGCAAAACAACCGCCGCAGCCGCCACCGCCACCGCCTTTGCCTTTGCAGATCGAGCAAATGAAGCAGCAAGCAGACGCCCAGCGTTTCCAGGCCGAATCGCAACAGGACGCACAACGCTTTCAGGCAGAGTCGCAACAGACGCTGCAACTTGAGCAAATCAAGGCGCAGGCACAGTTGCAAGCGACAAAAGCCACACTGGAGCTGCAACGGGCCAATGACGAACGCGATTCAGCACGGGAAACGCTCAAGGCTCAATACGACATGCAACTGAAACAGCAAGAGATGCAGTTTGAGCAATGGAAGGCTAATCTACAGGCCAAGACGCAAAAGGAACTGAAAGAGCTTGAGATCGCGGGCAAGATTCAAATCGCTCAGATCGGCGCGCAGCAGGCTATTACGCTGTCAGACATGGCGGCTACGCAAGGTGCGGCGAACGAGTTGACGCAAGAGTTTAACGACGAGGCTTGATATGAACCTAGCCGACATCTATTCGTACATCGACAGCAAGAAACGCGCATTGGGCGGCTTGCTGGCTGAACCGGGCCTGACAATTGACAAGTACGTTCAACAGTTGCGCGAAGACAACCGCGACCGTGTCAACCTACAGGCGAACGCTTACCCTATGGCGGGTGACAAGACTGTGCTGAACTCACCGNACCAGCTCGACCAGTTTCGCAAGCAATTGGCCGATGAAGGCGCGAATATGGCGCTAAGTGCTGCTACCGTGTGGCACGGCTCACCGCACAAGTTCGACAAGTTCGATTCAAGCAAGATCGGCACAGGTGAGGGTGCGCAGGCTTACGGTCATGGGTTGTATTTGGCTGAACAAAAAGCAGTAGCTGATGAATATGCCAGGAAGCTATCAAAGCCAATTGTTGATTTTTTTGGGAAAGTTCCATCTGATCCCATGGAAATTGCGATACAACAAAAATTACAGTCATTGGCAGAAACAACACAAACAGGAAGCAAATTAGATGAAATTTCAAAAGCTTTCGACTCGTACATAAATCCAAAATTAACAAGGTGGGACCCGAAACACCCAAAAGCCAACGCATATAACGGGATGGCACCCGTTGAAGGCGAAAAACTTGAGCGAATTATTGCGCTGCGCGATGCTGCCAAAAGGCTAGGGAGGCCAGATTTAGGAGATAGCGGCTCCCTCTACAAAGTAGACCTACCCGACGAACACATTGCAAAGATGCTGGATTGGGATAAGCCACTTTTCGAGCAGCCTGCAAAGATTCAGGAATTGGCCAAGTTGTGGGGCGCCACCTCAAAAGGCACTGGCGACATTTTTGGAAACCAGTTTTTGCAAGAGGCTCAAAAGAGATTCGGAGGCGTGGAGGGAGCAGCTGATGCGCTTCGGGCAAGGGGCATCCCCGGCATACGCTACCTAGACGGCGGCTCACGCGGCGCAGGGCAAGGCAGCTCTAATTTTGTCGTGTTTCCCGGCAACGAGGGCTTGCTGTCCATCCTTGAGCGCAATGGGCAACCGTTGAAGTAATCCTTTACCACTTTAGACAATGCCACCATGAACGAACAATTCACCGTGTTGCGTGGCAATGAGGCGCAGGCCGTACTGGATAACCCAGCGTATCAGGCCGCGATGAAACTGCTCAAGGAGCAAATTGCTACTGAGTGGCTTAATGCGCCCATTAGGGACAAGGAAGGCCAATTGCTGTTGTTGCAACTTGCCAAGCTGTGTCATAAGTTTGAGGGCATATTCAACGGCATGGTGGCTGAAGGAACAATGGCGAAACATAAGCTCGATCTTGACAAGATCAGGGACGAACCTCCCGTTCGACAATTTATGAGACGTGTTATTTCTGGCTGATCACCCAGCCTTCCCGCGAACGCAGCGATGCGCCGCATGTTGCCCTGGTGATGTAGGGGCGATGTTTGACAGAAAGCAATCATGNNCGNACAAGNCGANNCGNCACNCGANTCAGATAGCCTAGGTANCTTGGCTGAATACNTNNCNGACACNCCTGAANAGGAATCCANAGGANNANGTNGANGGCGAAACCNNGGANGAATCNACCGCTGAAGGCGACACGGACGAATCCGACAACGACGAACAGGAAGACGAAGATTCTGAGGGCGATGAGCCTGACGAGGAAAAAGAACCTACAACCGTCGCAAAAGTCACCATCAAAGTGAAGGGTGACGATGGCAAAGACGAAACGCTTGAACTCTCTACGGACGAGATCGCGGCTTCGTACATGCGCCAGAGGGACTACACCGCCAAGACAACCGCGTTAGCGGAGCGTGAGACGGCAGCAGTCGAATTCCTCAAGAGCAAGCACGACGAGTTTCGTCAGCAGTACATGAGCCAAGCCGAGTCCGCTCGTTTGGCCGTATCGCAACTGGCTGGACTCAAAACCGAGGCTGAACTGG